ATTTATGGCAGGACAAGTCTTCAGCAAAGAAAAAAAGGCTCAAATCAAAAGCGAACTTGAGGACCTCTTGAGCTCCTATCAGGGAGATCCGAACGGTAATAACCAGGACATCGTCGATGAGCAACTGAGCGAGATTCAATCTGCTCCCCCAATCGATTTTGCAGAAATGAATGCTGGCTTTGAAAGACAAGCCAAGTCTATCACAAATTCGCTATTCGAATTCTATGTTGACCTTGGGGTCATCGATAGGCACGAATACTTCAAACACAAACAGGCATTGGACAATGCCAACATCTCAAACATCTTCTTTCAGTTGAACACCATCAAAATGGCGATTGAAAAGATAGCTGAGGAGATTAATCAGGGAAATGCCCATCCCAGATTATTTGAGGTCTTTGGACAATTACAGGACAAGCTTTCAGCTGTCGTCAAAACACAAGCAAACTACCTATTGTTCCTAGAGGACTCATACCGTAAGGCAAAACAAGAGGTCGAAGCCAAGGAGGGCTCAACTTCAAATGGACCGGCTCAGATCGGTCAGGGCGGATCTACCGCAGTTTCGGGAGAACACTTTGTGACTGCAGGTACAAAAAATTTAGTAAGAGCTATTGATGTCGAGCCTTTAGAGCTTGAGGAATCGGAAGTGAGACACCTCACTCATCCAGGCCTAAAGACCGAAGTCATGCAGGAAAGAGGACTAGATCACCTCATTCAGGCAGAGAGCGAGGAGGACGAAGACACCCTCGCCGATGACATCAATGATTTAATATGAGAGACTTCATAACAAATGGCGGAGGATCGACTAGAGTAAAGGTTTCTGGACTGGATGACGGCGCAGGATCAAATGCGATCTGGACCTCTGCTAAAATAGACAAGCTACTGGATGATTTTGAGAATGGTCTCGTTGACATAAAACAGATCAAGAATTCTCCATTCAAGGACAACGATCCTGCTTGGAAAAAGGCGAACCTAGTTTTCGAATACACTCCCGAAGAGATGGAAGAGATTCGAAAGTGTAAGGAAGACCCAATCTACTTTGCGAACAAGTACTGTCAGGTAATGACAGAAAACGGCATCGACGTAATCACGTTAAGGGATTACCAGGAAGAGATCATCAATTCATTTAAGGCAAACCGCTTCAACATCCTAATGGCATCGCGCCAGATCGGAAAGACCGTCATGTCTGGAGTTTATATCGCATGGTTCCTTACGTTTCATGCAGACAAGAACGTGCTTGCAGTAGCGAACGTTGCGCCGACAACCAAAGAAGTCGTCGACAAGATCAAGTCAATCTTTGAGAACTTGCCGTTCTTCCTCAAGCCTGGCTGTATCTCCAACAACGTACTCTCGATGAAATTCGATAACGGCTGCAGATTGATAGGTAGAACCACCACAAAGAATACTGGTATCGGTTTTACAATCCACCTACTGTACATCGACGAATTTGCACACATCAGTCCAGCATACTTGGACTTCTTCTATAGATCGATTTATCCAACTATCTCATCCATGACCAATTCCAAGGTCATCATAACCTCGACTCCGAATGGCATGAACCGTTTCTACGAGATCTATGTGGATGCAGTTGAGGGCAAAAACTCGTACACTCCATTAAGAGTTGACTGGTGGCAGGTTCCAGGCAGGGACGAAGAGTGGAAGAAGATGACGATTGCCAACTTGGGATCAGAAGAGGACTTTAACCAAGAATACGGACTGCAATTCTTCTCTTCGGATAAACTCCTGCTCTCGGCTAAGGATCTCAAGAAGATGTTTAACCTAAGGACCGCGTACACCGTTCCTGAATGGACCCAGAGTCCCGAGTATGGTGACCTATTTGAAGGTCTAGTAGTACATCCAAACTGGAAAGACCTCACACCAGATGACATCAGAAATGACGGAAACTACTATGTGCTCTCAGTCGATACTGCAGACGGGGTCGGCCGAGACTATTCTGTCATAAACGTCTTCAAGTTTACGGCTCTACCGATCAAGGTGCTGATGCAGGTAAAGCAGTTTGTCAAGGACGAGACCGATATCTTTGGACTGATCCAGGTCGCCTGCTTCAGGACGAACACCAAGGACATCAACGAATTCTGTAACACGCTTGAGGCCCTCACCTACAAAATCTTTAATCCAGAAAAGGTCAGACTCCTAATCGAGCTGAACCACAAGGGCGAGTATGTGATGGACCGAATCACTAACTCTGAACACTATTGGCCTGGACAAGTCATTCACTCACGACACACTGAGGCAGCAAAGGGCTGGAAGCCAGGTCTGAGACTTACGATCCCAAACAAAGCAAAATACTGTGAAAGATTCAAGTTCATCGCCGGTACGAATAGGATCATTCCAAACGAATTCAAAACTATTCACGAGTTGGGCTCATTCGGTAAAGCCTCCAACGGTTCATACAGAAGCCAGAGCGGCAATGATGACCATGCAATCACATGCGTCAACACATCAGCCTTCTTCGAATCACCAAATTTTTGGGAAATTGCAAACGAAGAACTTGACAGAATTCCACAGGAATATTTGAAAGAAGTTCACGAAAAAATACTAGACGAGGCATATCTAAACCTTGAACAAAATTACGATTTTGATTCGCTGAAGGGTCTGAATGCAACGCCATCTGTGGGAACGCCCCAAATTAAGAGCGCATTAGATCCAGATTCAGTTTCTGAGTATAAGAGACTAATGGGATACTTCTACGGAAATTCATAACAGTATAATGAAAATCGATTTAACTAACGACAAGATCCGAGTCTTTAATACTCTAGTCATAGGGATTGAAACCGCCATTGAACAAAAATCAGCAAGGCTCTTCATAAAAGGACTTTCCGTGCTGGGCGACAACTTGGACGTCGTTGCGGAAAGGGAAGAATGGCCCGATGTGCTACAGAAAGCAAAAGACTTCTTCGAGAGCATCGAAGATTATGAAAAGTGTGCAAAGATTAAGAAAATTGCAGACTTCTTAAAAAATACAGAAACAGATGACGCAGCGAGCCAAGAAACAGCAGCCGACTAAGAAAAATGTAACAGACAAAAGAGAACTTACTCCACAGGACCTCAAGCCTGTAAAGTTCAACGATAGCCAAAAAAGATACTTTAATGCGATCTCTGATAACGAGATCACGTTCTGTTACGGGCCTGCTGGTACGAGTAAAACCTTTACTGCATGCTATACTGCACTGAAGCTTTACTTGTCAGGTGAAGTTCAAAAAATCATCCTGTCAAAACCCATCCAGGAATCCGGAGAGAAGCTGGGCTTCTTACCTGGAGAAATAAAGGACAAAATTGATCCTTTTATGGAAAGTTATCGTTCAAATATGGTAAAATTGCTACATGACTCTCACATCGTGAACTGGTTGGAAGCGGTAGGTGTCATAGAATTTAGACCATTAGCGTATATGAGAGGAGCAACCTTCGATAATTCATTCATGATTCTTGATGAGGCGCAAAATGCTGACTTCAAGCAACTCATGCTTTTCTTGACCAGATTAGGAAGCGGATCGAAGATACTAATCTGTGGTGACGTTAGTCAATACGATATCGCCAAAAACAAGGTGGCGCTACCTGATTTCATCAACATGATTGAGGGAGTCCCTGGTGTAGGTGTTCATAAGTTCTCAGACCAAGACATTGTTCGTAACAAGATCCTAGTAGAAATTACGGAAAGATATGAACAGTGGAAGAATTCAAATCCAAATCATCAATTTCTTAGGTAATTTTACAAGAGTATGAGCGCATTCGACCAAATTAACCGCCAGCTGAACGATGAGATGCAGGCTCTTGCTGAGAAAATCAAGAGCGGTGACTACTCTGAACGAGACCGTAACAGACTGGCTTCCATCATGTATCCCAAGCTGAAGTACTTCATTTGGAAGTTCTTCAACGATGTGGAACCGACTGAGGAGGTTCTGCACAATACCCTTTACAAGATATTCAAAGGCATCGATAAGTACAGTGACAGCTTCCGCTTCACTACATGGATCTATACGATCGCCAAGAACGAATCTTTACTTCACCAGCACAAACTAAAGACACAGTTTGCTGTGAGACTCGATGACGTTGAAAGCAAGGTCGACCGAGCAGACGATAGCGGATTCGTACTCGACAAAGAGTTATACATGGAGTCTTTGTATTCCGAGACCCTACGTATGATGACAACGATGCCAGACTGTATCGAAAAGTCAATCCTTATCGATAAGGAAGTGAATCACATGAAGGGAAATGACCTTGCAGAAAAGTACGACATGAACTTAAACACTGTCAAAACCAAGATCAGAAAAGCTCGTAAAATGCTTAGAGATCAGGTTCTTGAACAGAATCCAGAGTTCAAGGATCGTCTAAAAGAATTCCTATAAGATGTGGATCTTTAACGCAATCAATCCATTGACTGTCCTTTATAAGCTGATTAACTGCATAAAGGAGGTTTCGAACTATCGTTTCTATCGAAAGAGCATCAGTCGGATGCAATCTACTGGGCTGCTTGCTCAGAAGGAGATGAGAGCCGATTGGCTAAAGCGAGTCTACTTCGTTGTCAACCTGCAGCCTGAGACTCTGCTCGCTGGCGGAGACCTAGTTGAACTTGAACAGAGCCG